AGGTGCGCCCAGGAGTCCTCGCCGTGCGCCTGGTATTCCGGCGGCTTAGCTTGTAGCGCTTCTTGGAGTTTGTCGTCGTTTATCGGCTGCTTTGGCATCTTCTACTACCTGGTTAGCGAGTTCATAGGCATCAATAATCATCTGGAGTTCCGTTATCACCCAGTCGGCAGCTAGCCAGCGCCAGCCGCGTTCCTCGTTCGGCAGGTCGCGGATATCGACACTCTGGCCGTTGCCCATCGGGATGTACTTGCGGGCGGCTGCCTGACGGGCCAGAATCGCCTCTTTAAGGGTGTCAAACTCCTTGGTTTTAGAAAAGCGGGCCATGTTGCGTTCCCGGGAAATATCCGGTGCTGGGGGAGCCGTTGCGGGCAGGTCCGTCCCGTAATTAGCGTCATTCCCGATTAATCCGTGCTGTGGTCCCATCTTCCCTCCTAGTTATCTGCTCAGTATACTACGCCGGTTTAGCGGCTGTATAGGGATTGGGATTCATCTTGGGCTGTGGGAAGTTATTGATAGCATCTGAGGCTTGGGCGACGGCTGGGTCGTTGAAGGCGTGGCCTGTCTTGGCAACGGTCAGTTGGGGTTCCTCCGGAGCGGCTTCAGGTTGAGCCGTCGGTTGGATGTTCGGCTGGAAGCCGTTAATGGCCTCGGCGGCAGCGGCGACGTGCGGGTCGTTGAACATGTGGCCGCTGGAAATGGACGTCGGGCCGGGCTTATCTATGCCGACACCGGGGTCGTTCTGCTTATCGCCACCGGGTTCGGAAGCTGGAATCTGCTGTTGCACCTCGGGCGGCGCCGGTTGGAAGCCCATGGCCTGCAGAATCTGGTTCTTGACCCACCAATCGGAGGTGTTGAGGTACAGTTTCCCAAGGTCGGCCAGTTCGTGGACCTGACCGTTCGGCATCTGGACGCTGGAGCCGCTTGGGGTCTGTTGCTGCTGTGTTTGGAGCTGACTCTGGACCTGGGCCGGTGAAGGCTTGCTGGGGTCGAAGGTGATGAACTTGCTGGCGTTCGGGATACCCGTCATCTGCTCGTAGGTATTGAGGATATCATCCCAGTGGATGTCGAAGCGCTCATCTTCTTGGAAGATGTTCTGGAAACCAGAGACGGTCTTCAGGAAATCGGTGATGGACTGCAACTGGGCCTGCTTGTTGACCTCAGCCGTCGAGTTGGGGTCAATCTTGAACCGGAACTCAATGCCACGCATCTTCGAGGGGTCGATTGTCAGGGTGCCCGTCAGGCCCTTCTCGTCAAGTTTGAACTGCTTCTTATCGAATATGTCAGTGACGTCAGCCAATCCTTGCTTGACAATCATCTCGATGTCTTGCCGGAAGAGTTGGATGGGGACATCTTCGGTGCCAATGTTGGCCACCAGGGAGAAGAAGCCTTCTGTCAGTTGCTCAATGGCGTCTTCCAGGTGGCGGCGGGCGGCGCCGTCGCGGGTCGCTTCCTTATCGGCGTAGAGGTTGATGGCTTGCGGTGTTTTGCCTTGTTCGGGGTTAAGGGCAGCGCCAGCCGAGACGCTGGCGTTCTGCGAGCCAAAGAGGGACAGCAGTGAACCAGTTAATGCGTCTTGGGCACCTTGGTAGGTGGCTAATCCGGCCGTGGAGGTCTCCAGGCGGCGGATGGAGTTCGGGATTGTCTCGAGCATGACCGACCCAGCCCGGTAGTCGAGGGTGTGTTTGAGCACTCCGTTGGCGTTCGCTACCAGTGGTGGGATGAGGTTCATCTTAATGCCCTCGAAGTAGAAGTTCGTCAGGCCGTCGCGGGCAAACTGGATAGGTTTGCTGCGCTGCAGGTCGCCAAGACCGTAGAAGGAGTCGAATAATGGTTGGCTATATAAGATAACGAAGGGTATCCGGCCGTTCTTGTGGGGGTTTTTCAGCCTGCGGACTTCAATACAGCCATGGTCAGGGGCAAATACTACCCATTCCCCATCCGGACCGGCCTCATAGCGGGTAGCCAGGCAGATACCCCGTTTTTGGGGTTGCGGGGTGCGCTCACGGACTACTTTGGTGTCACGGGTGGCGTCAGGATTCGAGGAGTTCTTGGCGACTTGTAATAAGAGTTCCAGGGCTTCGACGTCCCAGCCGCCTTCATTGGTCTTAACCTGGTCAGCATCGGTATCGCCGGACTCTGCGGTGGTCGGTTCCAGTACCTCACCGCCGTTTTGCTCGACCATTTCTTGGATAAAGCTCTCGGCGACCCAGGTCAGGGCGGTAACATACTCCATCTCGCGGATGCTAGCCCGTCCGGACTGCGGAATCAGGTTGCGAGGGTTCCAAAGCCAACAATCGGGGCCGACATAGCCGGTGTGGGAGACGTTCCAGTCGTAAAACATCGGCATGTAGCCGTAGACATCCCCGTACAGGGTCCACATATTGAGTTTTTCCCGGAAGGAGTGCTGGGCGTTGGCGTTGGGGTACACCCACTTCTGCCGCATGATATCCATGAACTGGGCTTTGCCCATATCCCCGCGGCCCATGGACTCGGTCTGCCCGTCAGGGAGCTTGGCCATGACCCGGTCGGCCCGTTCCTTGGCCAGCGTGGTGGCGTAGGAGTCGGTAATCCGGGCGTTATCGACGGAGTTAGAGACGGAGTCGTAAACCACCCCGATGAGCATGGCTTCCAGAGGGTCGAAGGTCGTAATGTACTGGCGGTGGATGTCCCAGTCGAATTCGTAATCGGATTTGTACCGGTACTGGAGGTGCGCGGGAATCTGGATATCTGTTTTGGCCATTTTTTATTTCCTATTTGACTTTCTTAATCATACTACAGAAGTCCATACTGGTTAAACTGTTTTGCCAGGGAGTTCTCAATTTTGCCCTTTTCCTCGTGCAACCCGAACTTGAAGAACAGTTCCAGGTAGCGCAAGGCGTCCATGGTATCATCATCCCGCTTCTCGGGCAGTTCACTGGGCGGTCGGTCCTGCTTTATCTCTTTGTATCGGTAATGCTGGAACTGGTATATGGTGCCCTTGCAGTGGTCGGCCACGTAATAGTTGGGCTTTGGGACTCCGATAATCTGCACCTTGGGTCGCAGCCGTTTGGCAAGCAGGGGGATTCCGGAAATGATAGAGTTTTGTTTCTTGGGGCTAGGGATAACTGGAAATCCTCGACTTTGCATGTATTCAATAAGGTCCGGACGAGCTGAATCTGCGACGATGCCTGTGAGAGGTCGGTCTCCCATCTTAACTCTAATTTCCGCGCAGAGGTCGTCAATCTGAATTCCAGTGCCGAAGATTTCGTCCCATTGGTACCAAACATCATCTCTTGTAATACGGATAAAACAGGCTGCCATAGGGTGGCCCTCGGCGAAGCCAAAGTCAAGTGCAATGTAATTTGTTCCTTCATCCGGAACCTCCTCTGCTTTAATTCTATGAATACTTTTATCGAACTGCGGGTAGACGGCACCTTGCTGGGAGAAGGGAATCAGCTCCGTCTCCTGTAGGAACGCCCCCATCTTGCCCTCAATCTCGGCTTGTTTCCGGTCGGCCTCGATAATCTCCGGCTTAATCAGGGGGTTCTCGCGCCAGGTGGCTTTGGAGTAGTACCAATCGCCGTAATCTTTCTTGTGCCCCGGTTCCAAACTCTCAAGGTAGCTCTTCTCGGCGAAATCCAACCAGTCGTTCCAGGTGTCATCGGACTTGGCGGTACCCATGAAGGTCGCCCAGCCGCCGGTTGTGTAGAGGAACTGCCGGTAGACGAAGTCCCAACCGTAGTGGTCCTGGTCCTGGAACTCGTCGAATATCATGCCGAAGGACTCGCCACCACGATGGGAATCGGCCTTGTCCGAGCCCAGCAAGGTCAGGCTGGCCGGGGGTTTCTCGTAGTCCGGAGTCAGGGTTATTGGCCCCACCCCCGGGAGATTGACCGTTCCATCGAAGTAATTGAAGGTCACCGTCAGGGTAGACTTGTTGGTGTCCCGTATCATTTCCTTGGGTATCAGGTGGATGTACTGGTTCCAGGCTACCCGTTCGGCTTGCTGGTACTCCTTAAAGACGATGTGGTGCGGGCCCTGATTCATGGACGCGCTGAACATGATTTGCTGAATCGACCACAAGGTCTTACCGGTCCGGCGGGACCAGTACAGGATAGCCCGCTTGTAGTCATCAACCAGGAGCGCCCGATGGGCCGCTGCCTGGACGGCAAACGGCTTATAACTCATTTAGCGTAGTATCCGCCCCTTGATTTCGTCAAAGGGGATTTTCTCCGGACTCTCGCTGGTAATGGCGTAGGTCTCGACTATCGTGCCGCCGACCACCATTTCCTTCTTGCCCCGGCTGGCTTCGACGGGGGAGGGGAAGAAGCAATCCAGCAGCCACTTGCGGCAGCGGATGAAGCGCATCTCGTCCAGGAACTCGCGTTCGCCCATGGTATCGACATCAATGCCCTCTTCACGGGCAATCGTCAGCGCAGCGTCCGGGTCCTCGTGGAAGATGAGCCGGGAGATGATATACCCCTGGGGATTACCTTCCTTGTCTAACTTCAGGTCGCCGGTGTCTTCGTCATATAGTTTGCGGCCCAGTTCAAGGGTGAACTTCGGCTCGCGCTGGCGGATGTTATCAATCGTGGTGTACTCGGAGATGGTCACTCCCCAGGTCAGGTCGTAGTTATCGGTGAAGGCGAAGCGCTTGAGGCGGGGTTCGGTCCGTAACCGACGTACCGGGTCCGGGTAATCGTCGCCGCGGACGGAGAACTTCTCAAAGGTGCCGACCAACTGGCCGCCGCGCAGCCCGATTTGGGGAGTTTGGGGCGCCAGACCTTGCTTCAGTTCGTTGATTTGCCTCAGCAGGTCAGCATAATCATCCTGGGAGATAGTCGTTTGCGGCTCCTCTCCGAGACCGGGGTTAAGTGTCGCTTTTTCGTTCGGTTGAGTAGAGTCTGTTTGGACCTCTTCTTGTTTGGCAGCTTTTTTGGCAGCCATTTTTGCAGCCCAAGCTTTGGCTTCGGGGCTGCCTTTCTTTGCGGGCATGGTAGTGTCCTCGTTAAGGGTTATAAGAGCTTTGTATTACGCTCGTGTTTGTCTTATGCTCATCATACAACATTGTTCGCCGGTTTCAATCCTCGAACTTGACAGTGCAAGCTATAATCATTTCCACTAGGCTTGGTTTGGGCGGCCCACAGTCATACTGCTGGTGGTATTCCAGCTCCTCACAGACGCACCGTTGCAAGATGTTCTGTGGCAGGTTGCGGAAGGCCTTCTCCAGGGGGGTCGGGAAGTCCCGTTTCGGGTGGTAGACATGGTGTCCGATGGAGCGCCGAGCCTGTCCCGAAAACTCACAGTACGCTTCGGGGTTGAGGCACGGCCCCTTCATTCCGGGACCCCGCCCGGGTGGTAGACGACGAAGTGGTGGTTAATCGGGTCGTCCCAGATGATACTTAACGTCACCTCGCCGATGAACTCCATCAGCCTGAGGTAGGCGGCTTCACTATCGACCCGAAAGCCGTCAATTTCCAAGGGCCAGATACGGTATTCAGACTCCATCGGTGAACCTCCGGTAGAAGGTTTGCCGGGCAGCCTCCGCTTGGTTGACGCGCTCGAAGGCTAATTGGAGGGCATTCTTGGATAATGCCAGTTCATCGACGACGAGAACGTACTCATTTATGGCTTCTGCTGGTATGAGCGCTAGCGTCTCGTCATTATATTGTTCGAGGTTGGTCCGGACCCAGGGATTGACGCTACTCTGCTCCGCGTCCATCGTCTTCCACCCCGTTGTAGCTCTCGCGCTCGGTGATGATACCGCCGCTCAACCCGGCATTGAGGACTTCTTTGCCGATTTGTATGACCCGGTAGATATAAGGATGGTCAAAGGTATCTTTCGGATGGACACCGTCCGGGGCAATCGAGGTGAACCGCTCGCCGTTCTTGTGGTCGTGCACTAAACTGAAGGCTTGGCTGATTTCAGGGTCCCATACCATAACGACTTCCAGCCCGTCGGTGAGACGCTCGTTGATGACCTGCAGGTGTTCGGGTATGTTTTCCATTTTGTTCTTTATATGAGGCTTCAGTTGTTAGTGTAGTCGCAAATTCCCGGACGTCAAGTCAATTCGTACCGACCCAGCATTGATGGTTCTTCTTGTCTTCCGGCCACAACCTGACGCCGCAGAATACGCAGGGCGCCTTCGGCTTCTTGGGTAATGGTTTAACCATGTGTCAGCTCCTCTATTTTGTGATACAGCTTCTCCACGAGTTCGTACTGCTCCGTGAAGCGATGCTCCAAGTTAACGTAGCGTTGGGCTAATTCGTTCTGACTCTGGACGACCCGCATGAGGGCTACCTTCAACCCTTCCTTCGTATCTGTTGTGATATCGCCATGATATAGGTCTAGGGCGTTGCGGACGATTTGAGCTTGATTCGGGAATCCCGCCAGCCATTCGTCTAAGGTGTTATCCAATGTCACTACTAAGCGTCTCATACTCTGTTATGATACCCCAATGATATCATGTAGTCAACAAGCTATTGGGTCCCATAGTCAATTAGCCATGTAGGGGTGCCCTGGATGAATACGTGGACCAAGAATTCTTTCAGAATATATATATATCTTTATATGTATCTGTTAAAGGCGTAGCAAGGCCGGGGTAGGTGCCCGGTTTTGGCTTGTTTTTGGGGATTGTCACCCCTGTTGGGAAGGTGTTAGGCCTACCCTGTCACCTCGTACACTCACACGCTGTCAAGCGGGTCGACAACATCGGTCAGGTTGATGTTAAGCGTTACGGCTTTGGTGGTCTGCTGTATCTGTTGGACGGCCTTACCATGTACGCGGTCAATGACGTCATTAGCTGATTGCCTGGCAGTGTTAGCCCAATCTACTGCCCTTGCTCTGTCGGTCTGGTACATCTGTTCCCTACTCTGATTCATTACTTCTATCAGTACAATCTCTGCTGTTCCACTATGTTTAGCTAGTTCGGCCATCACGTTGGGTTTCGTTAGGTTATCATGGGCGATGTTGCGGGCCGATAGCTCAGTCACTGGCTTGTCTGGTCGGCCATAGCTTGCCCGTGCCGCGGCCGTGGCACTAGCCTTCGGATTGTCTATCAGGTGCTTAACGAAGGCTTGCTGTTTACGGGTCAATGGTCGCGCCGGTTTCGGGGCGCGGTGGTCTGCTGGTGGCTTGCTCATACCCTTAGTATACCACGAAATGCCCCTACTTTTCCACAGTTTGACCCCTGTTAAGTGACGGCTCCCCGTATTATCTATGCTGTTATACTTGCATATACTGTTTTACTGTGATAAGCTGTAAGCATGATGATTTTACTATCGTCATCGTAACTTTTCAATCTGGATAATGACACCTCTAATGGGTTTCAGTGTCACGCCGATATGTTAGCTCCTTGGGGCTAGTGAGGTACGCACTGTCAGCACCTATATGCCTGAGGCGTAAGACCAGAGATTAGCACCTTTAATTTAAGACTGTCAGGGAAGTTCCTTCCCTAAGTGGTGAAATACCACTGACTGTCAGAGTGTTGCCCCGTTTACGGATTGCGCTCCGACAGTTCACCCACCGGATACAGTGTCCGCTTCTTGCCAAGGCAAGTGCGACATGTCGTATCAAGTACCCGATACCGGCAACACCGCAATGGTATCGGCAATGCGCTAGGACTAGGGGAGTTATATCTGACAGTACGCCAATACGGACTACAGCGAACGCTAGGATACAAGCTGTTATTGTAACAGGCTAGTCATTAGCTGTTTGGCAAGTCCGTATCTGTCTTGCAGGAATGAGGATATACACCATGTCAGAAATCATTTTACACGCCGAAATTAAGCACGATGTTGAGTTTTACGACGCACTATCTAACACCTATCAGGTATTGCCCGAAGGTGTCACGGTACACTCTGAAATTGACGCCGACGATTTGCGCTTTGGCCTAGCCAACGCCACCCCGGTACAGCTTTAAATACATATAACCGCAAGGCAGATACGGGCCTGTCATGCCTACGGGCAACAGGCCATACGCGCTCAATGCGCCGGTGGTGGCACGTTACGCCACAGTGTTTACCGGGGAAACACCAACCCCCGGCAATACCCCTTGGGAACCGCTCATACCGGCAACAAGGGGTCAGTGTACCCTGGCGTCGCACTAGCGGCGCAAAGGGAACAAGAATCACCGGTTACGGCCGGGATAACAACAACCGGCGGTTACGGCCGCCTACAAGCGCCAACAGGCGAGAACGGGGAACATTATGGGATACCAACCGAAGAAGGCGACTTTCACGGTCGCTCGCGACAGCAAGAACCAACGGATATTTACAGCGGTCAACCGGCGCGCGAAGTTCGTGTGCAAGCGGCTCGGCAAGCGCACCAAGCTCACCGAGAGCGACATGCGAAAAGCGAAAACCATGGGCAGCTACAAGCTATACGCCTACAACGCAGCGGGCGTCCGCCAGCCGGTCAGGGTCTAAGCATGAGCAAAAACAAAAACTTCGAGGACGTAGCGGGCGCGATATTTATCTTCGTGCTCGCATGGGTCATCTTCACCATTTAAACAGGGGTAACTATGAAAATAGCAATCATCTTCTTCATGCTCGGTATCGTGCAGGGCGCAATCCTGCGCGACTGGCACCAAGATAAGCAACTACTACGATTAGCAACTGCGCCGAAGAAGCGCAAGTAATGCACTTCACGCAAGCGGATACCGTCCGCATCATCATCGGCCTGTGGGGTTTGGCAACCCTTATCGGGCTTAAAATAATCGCCGACCTAACCAAGTAAGGAGCATATATGGCACTCATACTCGTACACGAGCGCAAAGTGCGCGTCAACCAGATACAGCAAACGGATAAGCAGCCCACCTTAGCGCAACTACTCAGACCGGCAAGCCTGGCCGTCATGCAGCGAGCGAGGCAGCTATGATAACCCTCAAACTCAAGAAGATTTACTACAACGGGGTATTACACCTCGTGGAGCGCAAGCGAGAGCAAGAGTTTTGGGAAGGTATGCCTGAGCTGGGTCACAGTACCGAAGGCACCTTTGAGGATATAGCATGAGGGTCAGCGACGGCTACAACACTGACCCAACAGAAATACGGATAGAGACGAGCAACCATCAACGCACCGCCGAACTTTGGATAGAGCAATGGGGCTTACCGCGCTACATGGTGAGAGAGGTCGATGGCGAGGAAGTCTGGGAGCGGACCGACGGCCACAGCGAGACCCTGGCGTGCATCACGCTTGACGAGCTAATGGACCTCAGAGATGAAATTAACGCCGCTATACAGGAGATAGTGGCATGAGCGACAAAGAACTATACAAGCTCCTCGGCCACCAAGGGGCGCACTGTTGCGCCGGGCTGGGTTGCGAGAGCGGGTCATGGTTGACCCCTGAAGCCAAACAACGGTTAGAAGCCTACATTGACGCCCGCATAGAGGACGCCCGGTGGCACGACCAGATAGGCTGCCTATGAACAAACTGTTCGTCTACGGGATATTCCTAAGCGAAGCACAACGCCAGGCTTACGGCATGAGCAACCCTACCTACGCTTGCGTCCGGGACTACGCTACCTATGGCGGCAGTATCGTGGAAGCCTACCACATTCCCAATGCGGGGCTATCACTGACTGGCCTGCTGGTAGACGTAGACCCGGCCTACTGGCCGCGGCTTGACGACTTGGAGTACGGTTACGACCGCAAAGTAGTAACAACTATTAACGGAGCGACGGCATACATGTACGTCGGAAAGGAAAGCAATGAAAGCCAAACTGACTAGAGACGAAGAAATAATTAAGAGTGTTACCCGACTCAAGGAGTCCACCTTCGGTGCGACAGCCTTGAAAATTGAGCTGGAAGCCCAGCTGAGCCGCGAGAATTGCGAGGGCCACCATAACTGTAACGAGTGCGATGGCGACTGGGAAAACTTCCGCGAATGTACGGAATGTGGCGGCCTAGGCTTCTTCCGGCGCGACGGCGATGAGTTCGTCGCCTGTGACGATAGCCATAACGACGCCGAGGAGTGTGAGGACTGTTACGGCGCTGGCACCATAAATTGTCAGTACTGCGACGAAGGTCGGCAAGATTGCGACGGCGACTGTGGCAATGAGTGGAACATAAACACCTGCCACGATTTCATCATGTCCCGCTTGCAAACCTTGGGACTGGCTGAACAGGGAGCTACCCACCGCTTAGGCCACGGTATGCACACCGTCTGGCACCCGGTCTTGCCCCTGGCTTACGCCGAAACCTACAATGACGGCTCGGTAGATACCGAAGTCACCTTCACGCTCATGCTGGATGCACCAGAGAACGTCCACTACGCCCCGAAAATCATCGGTATCTTCAAAGAGTTGGCCGACGAGGTAGGTAACGGCATGGACGTCATGGGCGCCGGTATGCACATGGCCCTGTTGCGCTCACCTGATGGCGTGTACCCGGACGGCAGAGGCGTGCCTAAAGACCAACACCGCTACAAGAACTTCAAGAGTTCCATGCAGATGTTACTGCCTGCGCTGTACTGCCTGGCCAGCCCTGACGGTTCGAGCCGGGACTTAGGCTACCGCCAACCGGACATCGGTTGGGATACTCACCGGGCAGCTATCGACTTCCGCCAAGGAGCCTTGGAGTTCCGGATATTCGACACCTGTTACGACCGACCGGAAGCCGTCCTGGATAACATCATCGTCATGAGTAAGTGTCTGCGCTACTGGAGCGACGAGCGCGTCCCCACCGGTATGCACAAGATTGCTACTGAGGCGACTTTCGGTACTGCCGGACACGGTTTGTCCCGGCTGTACGTCACCACCACTCACGCCGAACTGTTGAACGCCGGACTGCGGAAGCTGAAACCGGATTACCTGACGGTACGGGACATCAAGGTGGCCCGGGGGCTCAAGGTAGACAAGACGGCTATGGAGAAGCTGACCGAAAAGACCCGGCAGGACGCTGAACTGTCCTATCAGGAGTACGCCGAACGCTTTAACTGGCGACTTAAGATACGGGAGCTACGGCTCAAGGCTGAGGCCATGGACTCAACCGGCCCGGACGCCAACGAAGCCGACATTGAGCGTCGGGTACAAGAGCAAATGCAGCCGGAAGAAGTCAAGCGTAAGAAGCTGGACGATTACATCTCAGAAAAAATAGCAGAGTTTAACGCTCGCCAGGGTGACTTCACCTTGTTTGCAGCCTAAAGGAGGATAGACATATCTGTGGCATTGCATATGCGGAAGATTTCAGTGGCAACCCCGTCAACAACGGGATTTTAAGCCTGTACGATAACCAAAAACATCGCGGCCAGCAAGGCTTCGGTATCTTTGACGGTATCCGGGGACACCTAGTCCACGCCGCCCAAGAGGACCGGATACTGAACTGGCTGTGTAAGGAAAAGAACAACAGTTCACTGTTGCTCATGCACCACCGCTTCCCGACCAGCACGGTCAACGTGCGCCGGGCAGCCCACCCCTTCACCACCAAGGCGCACTTCGGCAACCACGAGTACGTCCTGGTACACAACGGACATATCGCGAACGCCGCCGAACTCAAAGAGGAGCACGAGAAGCTGGGTATCGGCTACTATTCCGTCCTTGATGACGGGACGTTCAATGACTCCGAGGCCCTGTTGTGGGACTTTGCCCGCTACATCGAGGGCCAGCAAGACAAGTTGGTAGCGTATGGCGGTATCGCCTTCATCTGCATGAAACTGGTGGACGGCGCACTGGACAAACTGTACTTTGGCCGGAATACCAACCCGCTGAACATGGACAGGAGCAAGTACGGCCTGATACTCTCCAGCGAAGGGCCGGGCGAGGAGATTGCCGCCGACACCCTGCACACCTACAACTACGCCCTGAAACGCCTGACGAAACGGGAGCTGAAGATTAACCGCTTTGCCCCGTACGTCCAAGTCGTCACCAACTACACCTACCCCTACGCCGCGTCGAGTACCCTGTCGAACCGGGACTACTGGGACGACGACGAGCTTGAGACCGAGGGCTACTACAATGCCCAAGGCCATTGGGTGTATTGGGAAGAAGAAGAAGATAACGTCTGTCGGCAGGAACGACGGGTCGCCGACCGGATTGGCAAGTACCTGGCCGCCAAGCCCGACAGCGAGTACAAGGTGGCCCAGATGGTCTGGGACTACCTCAACGAGGCCGACGGCTACTTCGAGAACGCCTACCTGCTCGCCGAGCACGACTACCTGGAGTTCTGCGAGGACACCGAGGACTACACCACCAACAGCTACATCAAACAGGAGCAACGCTTCTATGAGCTGGTGCTGGACAAACTGACCAACGACCCTGGCTATGTGGACGAGAACAGCGTCGCCAGCCCGTGGGACGAACTACTAACCGCCAAATCTAAAGCACAGGAGATAGCTTCATGGATTTAACCCTAGACCAACAGGTCGAGGCGACTATCATGAGTCTGCGCGAACAGCTGATGACCTACTTCAAGGATATCAACGAACCGCATATGGTGAGGAGCAACGTCATACTCATGGAAGAAAACCGGCCAAGCCTGCAGTACCAGTACCAACGGTTACAAGCCCAACGCCGACAACCGTGCAAAGTGTTCATTGGCGACAAGGTGATTCTGCGGGTCAGTAAGCAACCGGACACCGCCCTGTTCTACCCCAACGCCTTCAACACTAAGCGGCTGAACGTGGTGCATGACGCCCTCACGGACTTCTTCAAGAAGTACCTACCCGCTGTGGTCGTCGGGGAGCAGAACCTGACACGGGTCAAGCGCATGACGGACAAGAACCTGTTTAAGGCCCGGTTGCGAGATGACGAGGGAACAGAATATATCCCGATAGACTACGCCCGATACATAATGAGCGAGGACTATGCCACGCAAACTCAGGACGCTCTCCAAGCGCATGTAGCAGTGGCCATGGACGACCTGAGGCGTAGTATGGACTAAGGCTATACAAAGAGAATCCCCCAGATTGCTCCGGGGGGTCTGATAGATATTCTCTTGCCCCAAGCGTAAAGCTATTTGGGGGGCTTGTAAGTAGGATATCTCACATGCTACACTGTGGTCAATATCTGATAGATATTCTCACTGGTGAGTTGAACCTGAATGAGCTTCCCGTAGGAAACTACACGGACACCTCAGCGACGAAGTAACCGGGACTAACCCTCCCACTTCAGAGCTAGGAAATGGCTAGAAACTGCGGTTAGTCTCTATATACCACACGTGTCAAGAGCTAGATAACCATAACCGAGGAGCCTTCATGGACGCACCACAGTACGGGTCAAGCGACTCATTACACACCCAGCACCGGAGCCTTACCCCGGTTAACCAGTTAATCGTCTGGGCGCCGCGGTGGAGCAAGCGGGACTTTTTAGTCGCCGACCACAAGTTAGGTAACGACAACGAAATCATCATCACCGCCAAGGACAGGAACGGTAAGCCGTACTTCCCCAACTCCTTACGAATCACTGGAGCGGAAGCCCGGCAGTTCCCCCTTGAGCAGATGAAAACCAAGCAGGGCGGCACCATAGCCGTCCGCGCCATACCATTAACCACACTCACGAAGGAGTAACTATGTTTTCACTCGCACTATTCTTAAGCCTGGCCGCCCACGGCCTGTACGTCCTGGCACCCAACTTCGTCCTGACGGTACAGCCTCTGTGGCACCAGACCCACCTGGTACCGTACGTTCAGCCAGCCACCCAAACGTTGCGGGTTGAACCCCTGCACTACCGGCTAACCCTCACCCAAGGCGACTAGCATGGACCACGATACCGAGGATTGGACGGGAATGGACATCACCAACAACCGCCTGTATGAGCTGTACCAGCTCAGTTGCGTGGATAGCGGTGAGTTGCCCAACCCCAAAGGCTACCTTGCCTGGATTGAGCGGGAGTACGGCGACGTCTCCCCTGACAGCAGGATAGTTTGACAATTAGCCAGCAATTCAGTAAGCTGTAACATATATAGGAGCGCAAATGACTATAACCTACAGCCGGTGCAGCACGCCGTCGGCCCGGACGATTGCCGGGGCGGGAGGCTTCCGGCTTAACCGAGGCCCGACCGGGGACATTAACTGGGGACGCGCCACGGCCAACACCAAGTTGAACCCGGACATCTCCAAAACCACCAACAAGCGGCACATGCGGGTGCTGTTTAAGCAACACAACGTCCCCATGCCGGAGCTGTACGCCAATGTCGCCGAGATTGAGTTCCCGTGCGTCGGCCGACCAGACCGGCATAGCGGGCGGAGAGGGCTATGGGTCTGCCGGAACCTGCACGACCTACGCCGAGCCATCCGTGGCACACGGAAGAAACAAGCCGCTACTCACTTCATGGCCTACATTGAGGCGCCGAGAGAGTACCGGGTACACATCTTCCGCGGTAAGTCCATCCGGATTAGCCAGAAGTCCTTCGGGACGACCGGTGAAACGGCCCACGGTATTTACACTACCGTTAAACCTGACCCATCTCACCCCATAAACCATGTGCGGAAAGCGGCTAAGCAAGCCGTCGCTGCCGTCGGGCTCGATTTTGGAGCCGTTGACATACTGGCAGATGACGAAGATTGCTGGGTGCTGGAAGTAAACGCGGCACCGGGGCTGGGCGGGTCACTTCCTCGTTTGTATAGCGAGGCGTTTAACAAATATTTAGAGGAGAACTGAGATGGCAGGAACCAAGGCGGGGGGCCAACATGCCGCAGCCACCAACAAACAGAAGTACGGAGACGATTTCTACCAGAAGATTGGCCTTATTGGCGGCAAGCTCGGCACCACCGGCGGCTGGGCTTCCAACAAAATAGGGGAAGACGGTCTGACCGGCCGGGAACGAGCCCGTATTGCCGGAGCTAAGGGCGGCAGCATTAGCAGGCGAGGTAAAGCGAAGGAGATACTATGACACCAGAGGATTTAAAACGCCTGGTCGGCAAGACCGTTTCAGGCATTGAGTTTGTCGAGGGCGATATCACGGCCTACATCGTCACCGGCGACGGCAGCGGGTTTGCCGTGCAGCTACCTGAGCTGTACGAGGGGGAATAATGCCTATAACCCAAGTAAAAGTCGGGGCGGTCATTCCGACGGCGCAGTACAGCAACCTGCAGCCGGAGATTACGGTCGAGGTAACGGACGGTGACGTGGACGCGGCAAAAGCCGAAGCCATGCAACATATCGTCGCGTTTTCCCAGGCCTACGCCGAACCCGGCAAGGCCCTACAGGGAGCCGTCAGCAACAACCGCCAGCTAGTCCAGTGTTACGTCGGTGGCCAAATCTACTACGACGAGGCCAAGCACGAATACACCAACGAAGCGGGCGATGTGTACCTGAGCGGCAGTAAGTACGCGGCCCAGTTCGAGAAGCCGTTTGACGCGCAGTTCGTCGCCAAGCGGATGGCGGCGAAGATTGACTGCGACCCCGCAGATATTGTCGCCATGTGGGAGTTGAAAGCCGACGTCAGCAAGGGACTTGGCACCGCCATGCACGCAGCGTTAGAGCTGTACGGCCGCTATGCAGGCCTCTGCAAGGCGCTGGATAAGGAAACCCATCTGCATGACAACCCGATGGTCAAACGTGCCGTAGAGCTATTCTACGCAGGCCGTGAGGCCGAGGAAGCGGTCTACGAACCGTTCGTGGTTGACCACCAGCTCAAGCGCACCGGGCAGATTGACCGCTTGCAGATTGTCGGCGACAAGGTCTGTCGGGTACAAGACTTCAAGACCAACACGGCCATTGAGAAGCACCTGCCAAGCTACCGGAAACAGTTAGAGTTTTACGGTGGTATTATGCAGGCGGCCGGGTGGCGAGTTGACGGCTACGACATCTTTTGGTGGAATGGCCAGCGGTGGGAAATTAAGTAAGGGAGGAACTATATGACAAAGATACCAGTATTCAGCGTCGATAACGACGTGCCCGTTCCCGAAGAGCGGGAAGGGTCGTCTGTGCCGATGCAGACCTTAGAAGTCGGGGAGAGTATTCTGTTCCCGATTGGGCTGCGCCGAAACGCCAGCGCCAAGGCCAGTACTATTAAGCGCAAGACCGGCAAGGACTTTACCATTCGTCAGATTGATGACGATAACTGCCGGATTTGGCGGGTCGCGTAATGATGGACACCGGATACGGGCCCACGAAGAAAACGACCTTTTGGGGACGGCATGAGACGTTAGCGATAACGTTAGCCGGAATAGGCTTTACCGCGCTGTTCCTAATAGCGTGCGTCGGTTTGTGGGTTGGCGTAAAGTCAGTTTCCCGCTCCCAGCGGTTAGCTGATGAGCGCAACCAGACGCAGGTAAACGATATCCAGATAGCCCAAACTGCCCAGCTTGTAAAGGTCGAGCAGCAGAAGGCTCAGATACGAGTGGCTCAAGCCCAAGGTATCGCTAAGGCCCAGGAAATCATCAAGAGCACCCTGACGCCAGCCTACCTACAATACGAGGCGATTGAGGCTCAGAAGTCGGAGATTAATAGCCCGAACCATACGGTTATATATATCCCGTCAAGCAGTAACGGTGTGCCGTTGGTAACGACGGTGCCCCAACAGTAAGGAGGACACCATGCCCATAATGACCGCGAAAACTGTTGGCAGCGAGCTTGCCTGGCAGTCACCCGACGGTACTCGTAAGATTTACAAAGTAACCTTAGACGTGAACGGCCAGACCGCTATGGCCAATACCTACAGCGAGAAGATATCCCAAGTTGGCTGGAGCGGCGAAGTCGAGAGCTACGAGAAACCCGGTAAGGGCGACTTCCCGGCACAGACCTTCGTCAAGCAGCCTCAGAAAGAGGGTGGTTACGGCGGCGGTGGCCGGGCTAGTCGGGAAACCGACCCCTTCACCATGTACCTCAGTTACGCCAAGGACCTGGCTATCGCCTGTGTCACCGAAGGGACCTTCCATGAAAATCTATACGCTATCCTGCTAGAGGCTGTTGAAGCCGGTGGCAGCCAGTTGTATGAGAGCCGACCAGGAGCGGAGCAGAAGGCAGTAGCCGCCACGCCCCAGGCCCCACCGGAGCCGTCCATTGCCGACCTGAACAGCTTGTTTGATGAGGGCGGTTCGTAATGGCCGACCTCTTACAAGTACCGTCCCAGGTGATGGATTTCCGCCCCCGGGCAGACGGGTCGTACAAGCTGACCTTTGAGACCAGAACATTGACTGGCGAGGAAGTAGCCTTGCTTGCAAATAACTTTAGAGGAGAGGGATGGTTAGTATTCCGGCCGAACGCCGCCAGCATTGAGCTTGGGGACATTCCCCACACTGACGCTGACGCAGGGCTTGAAAGCCCCAGCAGTCGGCTTAGAAAACGCATTTACATCCTATGGGACCAGGAGGGTAGGAAAGGTAGTTTCGATAACTACTACCTGGCGACCATCGGGAAGTTTATGGAATATATTGAATCGCGGTTGGAGCCGCGAGCATAAAGGAGGATATTTGAGATTTAACGCACTGAAACTAAAGTGGGCGAAACGCCTGCTGGCCAGTAAATACTTCGTTTTACTGACGGACAAGGATTCGGTTATCGCCTTAAACGGCGTTCGGCCGGATAGTTTTGAAGACCAGATTGCCCTGGCGGCCCAAACGGCGGCCATTGAGGACTTTGCTGACCGCCTGCAAGGGCTGAAGCACGACCATCGCAATGCGGCACTAAAAACCTTAAACCGGAGGCCAAATGTGGCTCATAAAACGCGAGCTAAAACTGCCCAAAAGTCTAGCCCGAAGAAGTCTAGTAAGACGACAGCCCGGGGTAGCGCTAAATGAGTGGCCCATCGCGTACGAGGATATTCCAGACAAGTATAACCGGCGATTCCGCCGATTCGAGAAATTTAGAAGATAACCGAAAGGACAAAACCGTGGACGCAACAGACACTATGGGACACACCCGAGATTACGACCAATTTAAACTCATCCAGAACAACCGCGAAACAAACCGTGGTCACGTGGAAAACCTCAAGCGAGCGTTTGAGGAGAGGGGGAACCTGACGGCGATTCAGCCGATTCTGGTTAATGAGAACTTTGAAATCATCGACGGCCAGCACCGCTTCATCGCGTCGAAGGAACTCGACTTGCCGGTGTATTACAGTATGCAAACGGGCCTTGGCATTGCTGACGCCCGGCAGATGAACATTCTGCACAAGACCTGGAACACCGACGATTACGCTCATTCCTACGCCGATGGTGGTGACGCCTCATATAAGCGGTACCTGGAACTGCGTGATATCTATGGAGTGTCACACTCGCTCATCTTGTTTTACGCTTCCGGTTCTGAAATTAAGGGCGCTTTGGCCGGTTTCCGTGACGGTGAGTTCGTACTGACGCCGGAGCAGATGGCTGACACCATGCGTCGCTTGGATATGCTGAGCGAAATCGCTGAGCTAGTCCCGCAAGCCCTCCAGAAGGAGTTTGCGATAGCGTTGCTAAAATGTATGGCCGTTGAGGGCTACGACCACGACCGCATGGTACAGAAACTGCGTGGGGCGACGGAGATGCCTCGCTACGCCAGTTCCCTGGACTACCAGCGGGCCTTGGAAGAGGCTTACAACCGTGGAGTGCGCGTTGAGCAGCGGACGAGGTTGTTTTAATGGCAGTTAAAATCGAGCGGACACTTCGCTTGAGCGGGAACGTCGTTCCTCTGCTCGTGGGTATAGTGGAGAAGGCTTACTTCGAGAGCAAGGAACCGGCTGAGAAGAAACTCTTGGCTGGCGTCCTTAGCAAACTCCAGTAGTATACTGGGGACATGATTGAGCGCCTCTGTCCCCAGTGCCATCGTCCCATCAAGCCTCACATGCCCCGTAGCATAATTGCCTGTAAATGCGCTCACTAGGCAAAGTCGGGAAGGAATGGCTCAAGGTACGGGCGGTCTGGCTACAGCTGAACCGCCCCAACCACCAAGGCTACTACACCTGCGCCATTGGTGGCGAATGGGTCCGAGCCGAAGAAATGGAGTTGGACCACATTCTACCTCGAAGCGCCAGACCGGATTTACGGTTCGTCCTGGATAACCTCCAGCCTACCTGTCACCGGCACAACACCCAGAAAGGCAGCAAACACTGAACTAATTAAGCTAGGAGGAATTATGGATATTGAAACCGCCGTGAGGCAATACTTAGAAGCCCAGACCGCCCTATTCGACGTGCTGGCAGACCCAGCAGAAGCAAAGCGTTGGGTCTACGTACTGGACAAAATACGCCAGGGTGACCTGGAAGAAAGTCGGGCCGACCTGTTAGATAGCATGGCCGAAGACGCCCTACAGCAGGACCTTGCATGACACGGGGCCAGGGCCCGAAAGTCCGCAAGTTAATCCACGAGCTGAATAACGTGTCTG